AGTCGATGAATGGGGCGTAGATGGAAGCCCTTTGAAAATATATTATACGACTGTTACTGGCTCTGATATCGACAAGGTTCAGCGTAAATATAAAGATTTTACAACAAACCCAACTATCTCTGGCATGGTAGAAATGATTATCATAAAGGCGCAAACAGAAGATGGCGAAAATATGTTTGCCCTGGATGACAAGCCGACACTGATGCGCGAACCCATAGGGGTTCTTACAAATGTTTTCGGCTGCATATTCAATCCCGTCAGTATTGAGGAACAGGAAAAAAACTGAGAGGCGATCCATTCCGTTTCGGCCTGATTTCTCTAGCGGTAAGATTGGGCAAAACGATTGCAGAGATTGAAGAAATATCACTGGATGAGTATAATGAATGGGTCGCATATTTTAGTTTGCTAGAGGAACAGCAAGATGGCCGCAAATAATTTACAGATCAATGTGAATGTCGGCGGCAATGCTCTAGCCCAACTACAGCAAGTTCAAAGCCAGATACGAAAAACAGACACCGTTGTCGGCAAGTCAGCGCGTGGATATAACGCTTTTGGGGCGGCAGCAGATAAGTCAACCACAAAGGTGAGGCGTTTTGGTCAAGCTGGGGTGCAGCAAGTCGGCTTCCAGTTGGGTGACTTGGCTGTCCAGTTGCAAAACGGTACGCATTTTCTCACGGCCTTTGGTCAACAGGGTTCACAGCTATTGGGTATCTTTGGTGCCACTGGCGCAATCCTTGGTGCTGTGGTCGCTGGCGCAGCAGCATTGGGAACCGTTTTCCTGAAGATGCGAGATACTGCGGGATCGCTAACCGAAGAACTAGATGGTCTGGAAGAAAGCTTGCAGACATTAGACGGGTTTGCCATCAGCAACCAACAAAGATTTGACCAACTGACAGAAACCTATGGTAGAGCCACCACGCAAGTAAACAAGCTGTTTGAGAGCCAAAAAGCACTTGCAGAGTTCGAGTTGCAAAACGCTTTGCGTAAAACCATTGAGGCATTGCAAACGGAACTGGACGTTGTAGATGATTTGGCGAGAGCGCAAGAAAAAGCAGCGCAAGCACAAACTGGCAGAACAAATGAAAGAGTACAGGCCGAGAGAGCGTTGCGTGGTGCTATCCAAAGAACTGCGGCAGAATTTGATTTGTCCAATCAGCAAGCAATCGCGCTAGGAGAAAGTTTCCAGCGTTTAAAAACTCTTGATCCGTTTGCACAAGCCACTCAGTCTGCGGCAGAAGTTCAAAAGATTTTTGATATATTATCTACTAAGAGTTTTGAGGAAATGAGCGTTGCAGAGCGCGAAGCTGCGAACAACTTACTTAGATTTGCCGCTCAATTAAATCAGGTTTCTCACACGGTTAGTGAAACTGCGACAGGTGCAGTTAACGCTATTGGGCTTACAACAGGCGAGGCAAAGAACTTAGCGGACAATATGGCGGGAGCGTTTGGCAACAGCTTCAAAGGTATCGTCCAGGGAACTATGTCGGTCAAGGATGCGTTCCGTAACATGGCGCAGAGTATCATCAGCCAGTTGCTTGATGTGCTAGTTGTGCAGAGATTGGTAAGTGGCATTTCTACTGGCTTGCAAACCGCTTTTCCAAATTTATTTGGCACAGCACCAAAAGCAATAGGTGGTTCCGTTCAGAGAAATAGGCCAGTTCTGGTCGGTGAACGCGGTGCAGAACTATTCGTGCCATCATCGTCTGGCTCTATTGTCAGCAATAAGAATTTAGCTGCTGCGGGTGTTGGAGGCGGTGGCGGCATAACCGTTAATCAGACCATCAACGTCACCACAGGCGTTCAGCAAACCGTTCGGTCAGAAATAGTCAACCTAATGCCACAAATTGCTAATGCAACAAAAGCGGCCGTGGCTGATAGCAGACTACGCGGCGGGTCGTTTAGTAAAGCGTTTGGGGGCTGATTGTGTCGATATCTTACCCGCTTTCCACTCCGACCAATAAAACAATCGCAGAGATTACGCTGATCGCGCGGAATGTGGTCGGTGTTTCAACTTCTCCATTCACCTTCAAACAACAGACTTATCAGTTCAGTGGTCAGCGATGGGAAGCAGACATCAAGCTGCCACCGATGCAACGAGATGACGCGGAAGAATGGGTAGCGTTTTTAACAAGTCTCTATGGGCAAAAAGGCACTTTCTTATTGGGCGATCCTCTAGCAACTACTCCGCAAGGTTCTGCATCCAGCGCGGCCGGAACGCCAGTTGTGAACGGCGCAAGTCAGACCGGGGATAGCTTAGCGATTGATGGGTTGCCAGCAAGTGCCACGAACTATCTCAAGGCTGGCGATTACATTCAGCTAGGATCGGCGGCATCGTCAC